CCGAGTCCACCACGGCCTACGGTTTCTCTCCGCTATTTGTCGCCCACGATGAGCTGGGTCAGGTTCGCGGGCCGCGCGACCCGCTTTATGAAGCGCTGGAAACGGCGACCGCTGCTCAGGATAACCCTATCTCGGTAATCATCAGCACCCAGGCACCCGATGCGAGCGACCTGCTCAGCCTGCTGATTGATGATGGCCTGACCGGGGCCGATCCGCGAACGGTGGTCAGGCTCCAGACCGCGCCGGAAGATATCGATCCTTTCTCTGTTGAAGCCATCAGGCTGGCAAACCCGGCCTTCGATGTGTTCATGAACCAGAAAGAAGTGCTGGATATGGCCGCCAGCGCAAAACGCCTGCCGTCGCGCCAGGCTGAGTTTGAGAACCTTGTACTAAACCGCAGGGTTGAGGCGAAAAGCCCGTTCGTGAGCCAGACCGTCTGGCACATGAATAAAGAGGAACCCGGCGAACTGGCGGGCGCTACCGTCTGGGGTGGGCTGGACCTTTCCAGTGTGTCGGACCTGACAGCGCTGGTGCTCAACACAACTCAGGGCGATGTGCACTGTAATTTCTGGCTACCTGAGGAAGGTCTGTCTGATAAGGCACGTAATGATCGTGTGCCTTATGACATCTGGGCGAGGCAGGGCTGGCTGAACACGACCCCCGGGAAAGCTATTGAGTATGCCTTTATTGCCCGGGAGCTGCGGCGCGTTTTTGATATCTGTAACGTCAGGGTACTGGCGTTCGACCGCTACAACATGCGATTTCTTCGTCCGCATCTTATCGACGCCGGTTTCACTGAGGCGGAGCTTGAGCGGTTCGTGGAATTCGGCCAGGGTTTTGTCTCCATGTCGCCTGCACTCAGGGAACTGGAAGCCAGACTGCTTGGCGTGCAGCTGAAGCATGGCAACCACCCAATCCTCGAAATGTGCGCCAAAAACGCCACGGTAATCACCGACCCCGCCGGTAACCGCAAGTTTGTTAAAGGCAAGTCGAGCGGCCGTATCGACGGCATGGTGGCGCTGGCCATGTCTATCGGCGCGCAGACCAGTGATGAGGTGGAAGATCCTGGCGACGTTAACGATTTCATTTACAACTTTTTGAGCGTTTAAAAATGGCAGATACCGATTACAGCATTGACCTGCGAACGCGATCGCCATTCTGGGCGCGCATGGCCTCTATTCTGACCGGTGGCCGTCTGGTCTCACCGGATAATGGCTCGCAGATGGCGGGTACATCCGCTCACGGCACTGTCGGGGAATCGGTGGTGAGCGATGAACGTAACATGTCGATCAGCACCGTATGGGCCTGTATCCGGCTCATCTCCACCGTAACAGCCTCGTTACCGCTGGATGTTTTTGAAACCATCGATGATCAGCGAAAGAAAGTCGACAACCAGAACCCGCTGGCGAAGCTTCTTCGCTTCAGGCCCAACAACTTCATGACCGCACTGGACAATGCAACTCTGCGCCTACGGCAATGCCTACGCGCATGTGGAGCGTAACAGCGTCGGCGATGTCATCAGCCTGCTTCCGCTGATGAGCGCGAATATGGATGTCCGGCTCGATGGAAAAAATGTCATATACCGGTACCGGCGCGACAGCGAGTATGTGGACTTTAAACCAAAGGAGATCTTCCACCTGAAAGGCTTCGGCTTTAACGGGCTGGTCGGGTTATCGCCGCTGGCGTTCAGCGCCAAATCTGCAGGCGTGGCGATTGCCATGGAAGATAACCAGCGGGAGTTTTTCGCCAACGGCGCGAAGTCACCGCAAATCCTGATGACTGACGGCAAGGTGCTGACTAAAGAGCAGCGCGGGCAGCTGGAGGAAAACTTTAAGGAGATTGCCGGTGGCCCGGTGAGAAAACGCCTCTGGATCCTTGAGAGCGGGTTCACCTCGCAGCCTATCGGTATCTCGCCGCAGGACGCACAGATGCTTGAGGCCCGAAAGTTTCAGGTGGCAGAGCTTGCGCGCTTTTATGGTGTTCCGCCGCACCTGGTTGGTGATGTTGAAAAAACAACTTCATGGGGCAGCGGCATTGAGCAGCAGAACCTCGGCTTTCTTCAGTACACCCTGAAGCCCTATCTCGATCGCTGGGAGTACAGCATAGAGCGCTGGCTGGTAAAAGAATCCGATCAGGGAAGGCTGCACGCCGAGCATAACCTTGATGGCCTTCTTCGTGGTGACTCAGCGAGCCGCGCTACCTTCATGCAAGCCATGGTTAATACAGGGATCCGAACCGTTAACGAAGTGCGGCGACTGGATAATCTTCCGCCTTTGCCTGGCGGTGATGTGGCGACGCGCCCGTCGCAGGACGTACCCATTACCGACCTCGGCACCAACAAATAGCCCCGCAATGACGGGGCTTAATTTTTATGGGGGCCACGATGCCTGAAATTCACAAGACGCTGGCGTTCGACCAGACCGAAATCAAGTTCACCGGCGACGGCAGCAAGGGAACGTTTGAAGGGTATGCCTCGGTTTTCAATAACACCGACGCCGATGGCGACATTATTTTGCCCGGCGCTTTCGCTGGTGTGGTGGCTAACCAGAGCCGCAAGGTGGCGATGTTCTTCAACCACCAGACGCGAGCTATCCCGGTTGGCAAATGGGATGCCATGCACGAAGACGGGAAGGGTCTTTTTGTCCGCGGGCAGCTCACTCCGGGGTTAAGTCTGGCCGAGGATCTGAAAGCCGCCATGCAGCATGGCACGGTTGAGGGCATGTCGGTGGGTTTTTCAGTCGGCCCTGACGATTACACCGTCGGCACGTCCGGCCTCATTTTTAAAAACATTTCTTACCTGCGGGAAATCAGCGTCTGCACCTTCCCGGCCAACGAACTGGCGGGCGTAACCGCCATGAAGAGTATCGACGGCATTAAAACCATTCGTGACGCGGAGGCCTGGCTGAGGGATTCAGTCGGCCTTACGCGCGCTGAAGCGCAGGCTTTTATCGCCCGCGTGAAGTCCGCAGGCCGAAGCGAGTTCGGCGGCGGCGACATTGACGCGCTGGCACAGCGCATATCTTCCTTTGCCGCTAACCTGCGGAACCCTTAACGGAGCAAAACATGTCTGAATTAGCATCCCTGGAAAAAGCGATCGAGAACTCCCAGAAAGAAGTGAAGGAGCTTATCGAGGAACAGCGTAAATCCATCAACCAGAACGGCGAAATCAACAAGCAGCTGCAGACCGACCTGGCTAAAGCCCAGGATGAACTGAAAACCACCGGTACCCGTCTGTTCGATCTTGAGCAAAAACTGGCTGGCAACTCGCCTGAACAGACCGCCCAGAAGTCCTTTGCAGAGCGCGTGTCCGAAGACCTGATGAAAGGCTGGGATGGCTCACGCACGAAAGCGAAAGTGACCAGCTTCGACAAAGCGATCGGCTCTGGCGCTAACTCCGCTGGCGCGCTGGTTCTGCCACAGCAGCAGCCAGGTATCCTGATGCCGGGCCTGCGTCGCCTGACCGTCCGTGACCTGCTGGCACAGGGGCGCATCACCAGTAACGCGCTGGAATACGTGCGTGAAAATGTATTCACCAACGCTGCGGCGCCAGTGGCGGAGGGCACCCTCAAACCGGAAAGTAACATCACCTTCACCAAAGAAACGGCGAACGTGAAAACCATCGCCCACTGGATCCAGGCGTCGCGCCAGATCATGGATGACGCCCCGGCGCTTCAATCCTACATCAACTCCCGCATGATGTATGGCCTGGCGCTGGTGGAAGAGAACCAGATGCTGAACGGGGATGGCACCGGTGACAACCTCCAGGGGCTGAACGTGGTGGCGACCGACTACGAAACCGCACTCAACGCCACCGGGGATACCGGTGCCGATGTTCTGGCACATGCCATCTACCAGGTGTCGCTGAGTGAGTTTGAAGCCGATGGCATCATTCTGAACCCGGCAGACTGGCACCGTATCGCGCTGCTGAAAGACGCCAACGGCAATTACATCATGGGCGGCCCGCAGGCGTTTGCCTCGAAAGTGCTGTGGGGTCTGCCGGTGGTATCAACCACGGCGCAGGCGGCAGGCAAATTCACCGTCGGCGCGTTTGGCCTGGCGTCGCAGGTGTGGGACCGCATGGATGCCACTATCGAGATCAGTAATCAGGATCGCGACAACTTCGTTAAAAACATGCTGACCATTCTGTGCGAAGAGCGCCTGGCGCTGGCGCACTACCGTCCTGCAGCTATCGTCACTGGCGATGTTGCGGTTTCTTCCGGCGAATAACAGAAGGGCGCGGTCAGTAATGGCCGCGTTAAATGTATGAAAATTAAAGCTCTCCGTATGTTCTCGCATTATCACCTGGGTACGGTATCCCAGGGTGAAACCCGCGTGGTGAAGAAAGAAATCGGCGAAGCGCTGGTCAAACTGCACCTGGCCGAAGAGGTTGAGCCCGAAAAGGCGAAAACCTCCGATCCTGAGCAGCCTGCAAAAGCCAAAACCGGAGGTAAAGGTGGAAATAAGCGCGGAGCAGATGGCGCTGATAAAGACGCATCTGAGGGTTGATAGTGACTTAGAAGATTCGCTTATCGCTGCCTACGCATCGGCAGCCGTCGATTATGTTGAGCAGTTCTGCGATGGCGCGCTGGTGGAAGCCATGACGCCGACACCTGAAGACAGAGAATCTCCCCGTGAGGTTCTTTTTACTCCCGGGATCTGGGCCGCAATGCTTTTGCTGATTGGTCACTGGTATGCGAACCGTGAAGCGGCAGCGCAGAACCTCACGGAAATGCCGCTGGGCGTTGAGGCACTTCTGATGCGCCACCGGAGGTGGCACTGATGGCCTGTTCAGGATGTGCCGCCAGCCGTGAATGGCTTAAAAACTGGATGAAAATCGCCTATGAACGAGCAACAGGTAAACGAACTGCTGAAAGCGCTGGAGTCCCAGACAAAGGCGCAGAAAGACCAGAACGCCGCGATAAACCGCCTGGCGGAATCCAATGAAGCTTTGGCTGCCGTGATTTACCAGTCGATGGTCTCTGATGAGGACGACGACGGGTTACCACCGCAGACCTATCTGAGCGGTAAATCCAGGGGTTAAACATGCAGGCAGGCAAACTGAACAAGCGCGTGAAGTTGCAGAAGCCTGTGAAAACGCAGAGTCCGGCCACCGGCGCGGTGGTTAATGGCTGGGCTGCTGTTGCTGAACTCTGGG